CAAAGGTTCGCGATAGGGTCCAACTTCATCCCAAGGTGTGCCCCTACGGTTGCTTCTACTTCAATGCAGCCCTGGTCCAGAACCAAAAGGTCTTCGACGACTGGCTCAATGAACGAGCGCCATGAATCGCCGCGCTGATTTGGCTCACGCAATTTTGCCTTAATAATGTCGACGATGAGGGTATTTGGCTCGCCGTCTGAGTCAACCGCAACGATGTCCCACTTTGCGCGGCTGACCTGACCGCGTCGAAGGTTGATCGCGGATCGAATCCATGGGTTTGTTCGCGACCACTTGCGGAGTTGGCGGACGCTGCGCTTTGCCAGTTGATTGCCGTTGCTGGCGCCACGGGCGTAGGGGCTGTTGTCCCAGTCAGGAATAACAGAAGAAGAGTCGCTCTTGATAGCGTCAAAGCCCTCCCTGACTGGCTCTCGCTCAGGGGCGCGGTTGGTTACGGCATCTGCAAGTCGACCAAAGAGACCCTTCTGTTCAGCCATCAACGACCTTTCGAAAACTGTACTGCTTTTCGCATCCCAGAACGAACCGCGGTGCTTAGGAGATCATTATTAACCTTAATCCGCGCTTCCGCAATAGTGAATGGAACTCTGCGGATTCCACCTACGTACTCGCCTGAGCGAAGGAACGGCAAACTTGCCCACCACTTTGGCACTACAAAGCGCCCATCTTCGAACTCAACCTCAATTGTTGAATCAACGTCAGGCGTCAAGTTCGTTCTCCTCTTCGTCTTCGTCGCCCCGTAGCATGATGTGTAAAGCCTTGTGGTAGTTCCGCTGCTGCGGGACGCTCCTGCGCACCCGCTTTAGGTGCTGGTAGCACTCCCCGCAAACATCGTATCGCTTCTGTCCCCGCGCTCGCGGGATCAACGGCTCAGGAACTAGTTCTTGAACCATATGGGTCGGACCAACCAGAATCTGGCACAGGGCGCACTGTAGGTGCGACCTTCGCGTATGCTCATAGCCTTGAAGGACTGGAGCCGCTGCCTTTTGAAACTTTGCCATTGCAAGGGCAAGGTCGCGGACGGCGTCTCTAGCCTCATTCATTTGCGAGCATGTTTTACAAATATCTAAATGTTCCACCCCAACAGTATACACTATATCTCATAGGAACAAGTGGGAAACAATCTATCCTGTGTTTTATCAGGGCTTAACCACCTCAGCGTATAGGCTGTGATGCCAGCCCCCGCCTTTGGCTGGCACTTTAACAAACAGATCCCACGACCCAGGGGCAAAGTCAGCCATTCGCTCACAGGCGCAGACGTCAACAATATAGATGATGTTGCTGACCTCAGTCCCGTCTGGGAGGATTTGCCAGAACCTGACCTTTACATACGGAGCCCTGTGCCAGAGGGGAGGAAATCCACCATACGCCTTGGCGATGAGTTTCCTAAGTTCTGGTCCAGCAGCAGCGTAGACCGTAAGTTTTGCATAGTACGGGCGGACCAATTTATTGTATGAGCCAAAGTCCTTGAGATAGCAGCCCCATTCTGGGTGGCGACTGCACTCTTTTTTTGAGGCGATAACCCAGCGCAGCGATTTTGGCGCCGTGGGAGTCCACCACGCCCCGAACTTTGAGTACCAGCATCTCTGCCCAGAGCAGAGGTGAGTTGAGGCGTCGTAGGTCGTAACCACCCCTTTTACGCATGTTTCAGGGGGGCAGATGGGACCTGCTGGCGGCACGGGGGGACCAAGCGTAGGGGTAGGTGATGCATCGTATACACCGTCTACCGCAATGTTGGTATTAACTGTTTTTTGAATTCCAACGAACGTTGATGCTAAGAATGTGCATACCGCCATGAATGTGACTAGTTTTTTATGCATGTAGACTCCTTGTAGATTGTTACATCCTTTTGAGGATGCTATTATCTCCGCAGTGATCCTACCAACGACAACTCTATATCGTGTAAATGGGCTTGTCAAGTCAAGTCCGTTTTTCGCTTGGGAGGCGTAATGGACTTCAAACTTTATACCACGGCTTTAAAGGCATACACCGCGGATAACGGGGATATGTATGTCTCAGGAACAACTTCCTCTACCATCCGCGATCTCCAGGGCGATGAGATGACGACGGATGCACTTAAGTCAATGGCTGATACCGCCAAGAAGAACATGACCATTTGGCTGAACCACAACTACAACGTACCAGAGGACCTCTTTGGGTCCGTCACAGATGCCCGCATTGTCAAGCGCGTTGACGAGGCAAGCGGCGAGCAAGTCTACGACCTCGACATCGACATCAAGGTCTGCCCAGAGGATGAGAACCCTGAGGCGCTCCGCACCTACAAGGCAATCAAGCGCGGCGTTCGACTTGGTCTTTCGATTGGCGCCCGCGTCGATCAGGCAAGCAAGAAGAAGGACAAGGCGACTGGGCTTGAGACCTATGTGATTGAACGAATCTCGCTCCTTGAGTCGTCTGTTGTTGGCATCCCAGCCAATCAGCGTTCCTACCTCCAGAGCGCCCTCAAGAGCCTTCGCAGTCGCAGCAAGGAAATTACAGAAATCCAGGATGCGATAAACGAAGTTGAGGAAACCACGACATCTGATACCTTCCAGATCAGCGCGCAGGCGCAGTCAATTACGACTGCTGACGGCGCTGGCGCAGAGAGCCTTGCTGGGGCGCTCTATTCTGCTAATGAGGCAATTCTGAACACGATTTCTGGAGCCCTCCAAGAGGGCACCAGTATCGATCAGCAGGGGGTTCTGAACTTCCTTGCTGAGCGTCAGGAGATGCATCAGAAGTGGTCACAGCAGTTGCGTGCCTCCCTCGCTCCTGAGGAGGGTGAGGTTTCGCCTGTTGAGACCCCAGAAGTTCCTAAGCAGCCCGTCGAGGGTTCGCTTGGGTTTAAGTCAGAGAAGGAGAATGTCCACATGGACAACGCCGAAAATCTGGCTGCTGAGGCTGTTGAGGAAGTTCTTCCTCCAACGCCGCCCGTCGAGGCGCCCGCTGAGGCACCTGTCGTGGAACCAGTAGTCGAAGAGGTCGCTGAAGTTGTCGAGGCAGAGAAGGCTCTTACCCTCGCTGACCGTTGCGGCAATGTAATGGCTGAACTGGAGTCGATCACCGTTGAGGAAGCAGACTCCGCGAAGGCACAGTACCTGACCCACGCTTATGGCTGGGTTAAGGCATACACGGAGTACGCGGCTGAGCCTGCTGCTCCTGAGGAAGAGAACCCAAGTGCGCCTGCTGAAGAGCCAGGCGAGGCTGAGGAAGTCGAGAACAAGCCAGCCGCCAAGAGCGGTTCGGTGGATCTCGCCAAGGTTGCTCTGGACGCCGCCGAGGCAGTCCGTGCTGAGGTGGAGACGCTGAAGAGCGCACTTACCGTGGCTGCGGCTGAGAAGGCTAAGGTCGAGGCTGACTTTGAACGAGCAGTTGCCCTCCTTGAGAAGGCAGTTGCAATTCCAGTCGGACGAAAGTCTGGCTATCAACCTTCGAGCAAGACCGCCAGCAAGGCAGTTTGGCTCGAGCCATACGTTCAGCGTTTGCTGGACGCCAATGAGGAGTAAATAATGTCTGAAGTACGAGAGCGACTTCAGGATGTCGAGCAGTCGCTCGAGACCCTGAACGATACCTCGATTGTTTCGAAGGACGGCGCGCGCGGCGCTTCTGCCTTCGACGCTGCTGAGGCTGTCATGGTCCAGAAGGATCTTCGCAAGAAGTTCCAGGCTATGCCAACCCACGAGGTTTACCAGGCTATTGACGTGCAGGCTTCCCGCGAGACGGGCAAGCAGGCTTCGTCAGATATCCTTAATCAGTTGGCTAACGCCAACCCAACGATCAGCAAGTTGCTCGATTCGAGCGGCGGCACGGCGCTTATCCGCCAGGACCTAGAGCCAATGCTCTATTCGCTGTTTGTTAAGAAGTTCCCACTCTTTGAGCGCCTCCGCAAGGAGCCTGCAAACGGGCTTGTGCACGCGTTCAACCAGATCACTTCGTATGGTGATGCCGTGTTCCAGACGGAAACTGGCACCGCCACGGATGATTCCGCGACCTACGCTCGCCAGACGACGAACATCGCCGTTCTTGCGACCCGCCGTGGTATCACCCTTAAGAGCCAGTTCGCCATCAATCAGGGTGGTGCTGGCTATGATGGTCTTGCGACTGAACTTGGTTCAGGCGTAACGGCTATCGCTCACAAACTCCAGAAGCAGGTCTTCCAGGGGAACGGCACGACTTCAGCAGGCAATGGCGCGGCTGTGGAGATTGGTGATTACGACGCGAACGGCTTCGACGGTCTCCGCAAGTTGCTGGGCTCTGCCGCAGCGGCTGGCAACGGGATCATCGAGAAGGGGAGCGCTACGTACACCTCTTCGATCAACAGCGCAGTTGCTGGCATCCTGAACAACGGCGGAAATCCTTCCGCCATCGTTCTCTCGCCAACTGACTATGCTGCATTCGTTGATGAGCAGACGCAGTACGTCCGCTTCCCAGGTGCTGGCAACGTAAACCCTGGCGTGAACTTCGGTTCAGTCGCCACGGCAAACGGTCAGTTGCCTGTGCTCGCGGTTGCTGGTGACTCGATTGGCTCGTATGCCATTTCGTCCGTCAACAAGCGCGACATGTACGTTATCGACGAGGACGCCTGGTCGCTGCCGTACCTTGGTACAGACTCAATCACCACCCTGGAGATTCCAGTTGGTGTTGGTGGAGCCCTTACCCGACTTTACATCATGTTCACGATGTTCGGTCTGGCAAGCAAGGCTACCAAGTTCAACGCAAAGATTCGCGTCAACGCCTAATCGTTAGGGGTTCTCGCGTTAGTGGCGGGCGGGTTGTCCTAGGGGGCAGCCCGCCCGTTCTCTTTAGTTAGGAGGAAACATGGCAAAGTGGGAAGCAAAGGCTGAAGAGCCAGTGGTGGAGGCAGTCGTTGAGGTTGCCCCTGTCGCAGAACCCGCTGTTGAGCCAGTGGTCGAAGCCGCACCTGCGGTGGAGCCAGAGGTTGCAGCGGAAGTAGAAAAGGTTGTCATTGGCAAGGCTATCAAGAGCGCCAAGGACGAACTCAAGGGTGAAGAGCGAGTGCGAGTGCGCTGGGAAGGCGCAAGCGCGATTGGCGTTGCTGACGGAACGTTTATTCGTTTCGTTGACGGCGTTGCGAGCGTCGCCGCTAAGCATCTTGATGAACTCAAGAAGTACGGCGTAGAGAAGTTCTAATCTCCCTTAACAGGTAAATCGCCCGCGCTGTTGTAGCACACGCTGCAATGGACGCGGGCGTTCTGTTAGGTAGAATAGAACTATGGTAAAAGTTACGTTCTCCGTTGGTGGAATTGCTACGCAGTACGCTGCTGGCTATCGCTCAATTGAGGCTGGCAGGGCATCCACTCAGGCAGACGCTCTCGCTAAAAGCGGGACGTTTAGCAACCTTGGAGTTGTCCTAACCCTTATTCCAGGCGTGGAGTCCTACGACTTTAACGACGCTGGAGCCGCACGGGGGCAGTGGCACGTCTTTCGACTCAAGAAGGAAAACGGCGATTACTCAGCATGGTTTGCGCCGCAGCAGGGTTTCTCTGCTGGCTACCTAACGGTCGAGAAGTTTAAGGCGTACGAGATGGGCGACCTTAATGATTTTGAAGGGCAGCCGCTCTCTGACAGCAAACTAGAACGCTTTATTGGTCTTGCTTCTAGGGCTGCTGATGCTTACTGCGGGCAGCACTTTGGGCTAGAGCAGGTAACGGAGCGACACCGCTGGCGCCAAGAGACCCGCAGGATTTATCCTCGTCAAGCCAACGTGGTCAGCGTTTCCAGCCTGAAAATTTACGTATCCTCTGGGCAACTTGCCACGTTCAGCCTTAACGACCTCTTCATTAACAGCAACGAGAACAACGTGGAGATCACTTCGCTTGCCAGCGTTACCTATTCCATCTTCCCTGCAATTGTTGCCCTTGGGCTTACGACCCCAACGGCTGAGATCACCTATATCCATGGGTTTGACCCGATCCCGCAGGATCTCGAAGATGCTACGGCATTTATCACCGTCGACCTGCTTGGGCGAGATGCGCTTGCAAAGCAGGGCACCATTGGTCTCAATCGACTTATCGTTGGGGACACTCAGATGTTCCTCGACGTCCCACAGAAGGGAATGCGCAGCCAGCATATTCCCCAGCACGCAGCAGCCATTCTTGACCGCTACGTGAAGGTGAATATTCGATGACGATGCCAGGTGGGCGCTGGAAGGCGACACTCACCCGCATTGGTATGGGTGGGCACTCAGCAGATGGTCAGCAGGTAGAGACCAGCAGCACTGTTTGGAATAATGTCCCAGCCTATATCTCAATTAGCAAGAACACTGACGCTGAGAGCCCCACTGGTCTTAGCAGCGATACGGAATACACTGTTGTTTTGCCGTGGCTCGAATACGAAAAAGAGCCGCTGCCAAACGATACGCTGTCCGTAAACAATATGAACCTGCGCGTTCTCTGGGTCGAGCAGGACCACTTTAGGCGACACTTCAAGTGCCACGCTGAGAGGATTTACCCTTAGTATGGCTAGCCTTGATGTCACGATCAACTTTGACACTGCGAAGATGCGCAAACTCATCAACAACATGGAGGCGGCTAAGCGCGGGGAGGCGCTCGTGGCGGCGTCTAAGGTCATCGACCGCTACATCTATAGCAGCCTCGCCCCTCAAATCGCAGGAAAAACGCCAGTTGATACTGGCGCGTTGGTCAACAGCCTCACAAGCCCAGAGGCGCCTGGCGCCATCTATAAGGGTGTCATCTCTGGCAGCCAGTTCAATCTTATCTACGGTACAGAGATGGATGCTCAGATGCGCTATGAGTATTACGGCGGCGGGAAGACTGGCTCTGGCTCAGTTCCCTATCCGTATTTTTACCCTGATGAGGTTGAGCAGGAGCACGGGATGATGTCCTACGGATTGACGGTTTGGCGAGACATTCTGCACACTTCCGCCCTTGGCAACATCTCCAAGGCGATTATGCGGGTACTTAGGCGCTAGCCTTACCCTCGTAGCGTCGCCCGCGCCAGACAAGTTCTTTGCCAGTCCACGAAGCAAAGTCTGGCTGCCACTCGCCCTCTTCAGTTCCCCACAGTTCAATAACCGCAAAACCAGCAGCCCAACGGCTGACCTGATGCTGGGCAAGGTAGCCCAACTCTGTCCTGCGGCACATCATCCCCGTGGAGATGGCAACTAACTTCTTCTCTTCAAGTTCAGCGAATCCGCCGCGCGACATGAATGCCATGCCCTGCGAATGGTCGTGCCCGCCCACCACGCTGACGCCAGCGGCATCAACGATAGGAAGGATTGAAGCGGCGCCACCAGCGGTGCGGGAGTATGTCCCGTGCGTAGCAATGAGATCCTTGGTGATCTTATAGTACGAACGCAGGTGCTCTGGACCAGCGTACGCTACGCCTTCTGACAAGCACGGAGTAATCTTGAGGTGGTCTAGGCGGAGCATGTTCGCAAGCGAGAGGACTTCATGCCCCTCAGCGTCAACCATGCCCACAAGTTCTGGAGCCTTGCGCGAAAGCCACTTGGACATGCGTGCCTCATGGTTTCCGTAGACGAAGAAGATTCTTGCCTCTTCGCCAGCAGCGCAGCGAATCTCAGCAAGTCGGGCGTGGGCATGTGCCAATTCGTCCTGAACGGGCATCCCAAGGCGTGGGTCGCGGTCAAAGTTTGACACGCTTGTAAGGTCAAGGATGTCGCCTGTGAGGACAATGCGGTCAGGGCGCTCGACCGCAAGGAAGGTGAGGAAGGCGGCAAACACTGCTTCGTCCTCGAATGGGAACTGGAAGTCACCCGCTGCAACCACCAGTTCACCGCGCTTTGTCGTTGGCGCTTTGCCAATGCGCTTCAGGTAGGTCAACTTTGCTGGCTTCACGGGAGCGATATCATGCCGTATCTGCATCGCTGTCTCTGGGTCCACTGCAATCTTTTTCCGCTCTTCCGCCAGCCTCTGGCGGTATGAGTTTGCGCTGACCTTTGGATGCTTCACGCGGAAGTCTTCCCTAGAAAGTCTTGTTAGATCCGCGATTGCCGAGTCCGACCAGAAGAAACCTTTGTTTGGCATTTGAATCTCCGTTCTGGAAGGGCGCCCTAGCGGGCAGCCGCATCCTTTGCAGCCTTGACGGATGCCTCAATGGTGGCGGAAATGGCGTCATCGCTGAGCGTGATGTTGTGACGCTTGAGGTGCTGCTTGAGGATATCGACAGCCTGTGTCTTCTTGAGTGAGCCGTCTGCGCTTGCGAGTTTCTGCTGAACTGCGGAAACCGTGCTTGCGCTTAGCGTCTCAATAAACGCCCACTGCTCCTTGCCCGCCTTAGCGCGGAGGAAATCTGAAATGTGCTTTGCCGCAAGGACAATGCATGTAACGAGAACAGGTACGGTAACGGTAATAAGTGTGTTGAATAGTGCGCTGGCTACATCGCCGTTAAACACTGCATCCATACT